CTCCCATGAATATATCTTTGTTCTTGATAGACCAGTCGATGAAGTCCTTGGTCTGAACAAGTGTTGGGTTGAGACGTAGCGTGTCGGTGACGTAGACCATCTGAAATTCTTTAGGCATACGGCTGACGTACTCCATGTCACGTGGAAAGCTGTCGTCGGTAGCTGTCATTGACATGGCCGTGGCTACTGCGAAGCGAACCGCAGGTTCTGTTGGTACTTCCGCTTTGTCTGGGTGCATACGGATACTGTCGATGCTAGGCATCTTCTTCATCATGTCACGTGCGGCTACCCACTCGGCTGCTGCACCTTCACCAACTTTACCCTCGGCGGTGTACATATATAAGTCCGTCGGTAGATCGGTTGGCACCTCGGTAAAGAGTTTAGTCCACGACCGTTGTGTCGGATTAGCCCTGCGTGATGGATCGAAGTCGTTAAGCAGTTGAGGTCTTAGCCGTAAGAAGGCAATACCCATAGCGTCTATGTCACCTCGGTCTACTGCATAACTACACCAGTCGTCGAGTGACGTCTCGGCATCGAAGTGGTACATACGGTCATTGAGGTGAGCCAACAAAGGCTTGGCACCAGAACGATCCTCGGCACGATTACCAGTACAGATGATACGAACCTCTGGATCAAGTCTGAATGTAGGGGTGCTACGTTCGAGAATAAAACCTGCCGCCCACGTCTGGTGTTGCTGTGACGATTGGGCAAGTTCTTCCAGTACGATAAGACCTGCGCCAGTACCCTCACGAAATTTGTAGAACATATCTGTGGGGTTGAACTTGGTTACACCGTCGGTAACACTGGGCACACCGGTAAAATCAACGACGTCATGGTTGTTGATGTGTGTCACAAGAGTACGATCCTCTGGAATATCCAGATTGGTGCCAATCTGTAGACAGGTTTCTGATTTACCCATTCCAGGCGCACCATGTATCATGGCTGTAGCCGTGGGTGATTTACGCAGTAGCGCTGTGACAGCGGTTGCGATTTGATTTATGCTAGGCATAAGTTTGCTCCTTGTATGCTCTTGTTTGAGCGCAAATGGTTTCATATACTTACATGTAAACACATGTGTGTCAACATGTTAACACGTTAAGGGTTTGTTTCGTTATCAGTCACCTCCTCCATAAGTTTGTTGTCGACGAGTATTGTGCATATGTCCTCGTCTTTCATAAAGTTTAGAATTGAGCCGAGTAAAAACTCGACGGCGAAACCTGCACGAATGAGTTGGTAAACTCGATCCGAGCCTTGAGTATTAGCCATATCACCACCACTGGAAGTGGATACCGAGTATCCAACCGCCAACCATTGCTATTGCCATCACAAAGATGAACCAATCTTGCCAATCAATATCTTTCATGCCGCCACCTCTCTTTGCACGCGGTATGCGGCGTATTCGGTGTAGCTATCCCACGCGATGATTTGCTGTAGGGTTGCGGTGTCGCACATATCTATTTGAGCGTTGGGTCTGCTCAGACTTTGGTGCTTCGATGTTGAGCGTGAATATCTATCAGAGTTACCGAACCACTGGTTCAAGTCACCGTCGTATACCCACATAGGAAAGTGAGTACCGTACGAGTACACAATATAAAGGTTGCTCGTTTTTCGTGGGAAAATAGTTGCCGCGTTCGTCGTGAATATCTCTCGGCGTTCTATTGGTTCGCGTGTTTCAGCGTTAGATAGGTTGGGCATATCAAATGTCCTTGATCCAAAAGGTTAAGATCGCAAGTGTTCCAAAAGGTACAAAGACGATCAGGGCTATTGGGTTTGCTCCGAAAAGAGCGACGCCAGTAGTGATTAATATTACGAGCCACGACATTGCGACCCATAAAGTTACAAGTAAAAAGTTTAGCATATGTACCTCCGTACATGTTTACTGGTTAACACATTAAGACAAAAGTCTATTAAGACAAAGCTATTAAGACAGAGACCCATGTGTAAGTCATTGATTTTAAAGTATTGAGACAATAAGACAGCGGCTGAGAGAGAGGTTCGGGGGAGGCGCATAGACAGCGCGTTTGACATGCACTCTAACAAAGAGTGTCAACATTTCATCTCTCTATTTATTACTGTCTTATTGTCTTATTGTCTTAATAGTAGTAAAAAGTGTAACAAAACCAACACTTTGGTATTAAGACAGTGAACAAGACAAGCTTTTTGGTGTCTTATTCGGCAGCGATGCTGAATATAGACGCTTCTGCGCGGTATGTAGATAGAGCCGCGATGTAAGCCTCAAGCTGTTCTGGGTGCTTCTTGAAGAAAGCCGCCGCCGCAACTTTGGGGTCAAACTCTTTTGGCGTCGTTGCTGCTTTAGGTGGATCAATGTGCCACTGCTCGACCTCGGTGAAGAGATACATGCAGTAAGCGTGCGCATCGTCGTACTGAGCTTGCGCTTCTTTACGTGCCGCTTTGTTGACCACGTACTGATTTTTCTTTGCTGACCAACTGGCTAACCCGTTGGTGGTTATCCAACGCTGTATACGCTTTTGATTTACACCAGTAGTCGCATCAATGAGGCGCGTAAAGTATGTCACGTCACCATCTTGAAATGCGTAGCCTGCCGCGTTGCATAGTACCTCGTGCACGTTTTTCCTGATAGCCTCAGATGATTTTCTGATGCCGCCGATTTTAGTACCAAGTTGTTTTGCTGTAAGCATGATTGCTCCAATCTATAAAGAGTTAAAGGGTTATGGTAATGAGCACCTGATTGATGCGCATTATGTAAACCCCTTCAGATTTACTGGACACGCCGAACTAAATCGGTGAGGCTGAGATTCCTGACACGATAGCGTGCCCTCTCAATCTACTAATCGTGTTGCCAGTGACCGCGTGCGTAACAACTAATTAGACCTGTCTTCCCTACTAACGACCCCAACTCACATTCCTCACAGCCCGAAGGTTCCCAAGGTTATCATTGCCAGAAGGTACACGCTCAAATTTTTTACATGCAAAGTTGCACGCGCCAAACTATCACGAAAAAATACCTCGGAGTATCTGCCGAAGCGAGAACCTTAATTCCTGATCCAGTGGATCTTGAGGGCTTTTCACTCGCTTAACAATGGCGCGAGGTAAACATGACCACCCATAGTGACCGAGGGGGGTGGGGTGCCCACCCAGCCCTTATGTATCGCGTATATCGCAACCCAAAATTTGACCCTTTTTAAATAAACAAAGAGTTACTCAGTTGTTTTCGTCGTGTCGGGCACCCGGGGGCGCAGCGCAACGCGACGGTTTTGTCCAGGTTGACTAAAAGGTGTTCACACGTTAGCATATAAAACTATGAGTAAAGACTTAGACAGAGCTATCGACCCCACACAGGTAGATCAGCCGATACTTACACGCGATCAGATGCTTGCAATCGAGGACGATCCCTCGAAGATGGAGACTGTTGCCCGTATGTTGGGCGCTGTGAACCTCGATAACCTGTTCCGACACATGCAAAACCCTACGATTAACCCTATGGCACGCATAGAATTTCAAAAAATGCTGAATAAACTGGGAAGACTTGAGCCAGATGTCAAAGCAAGCAATGCGGGCGAGGGTCCACAAGTGGTTATCAACATAACTCGTGCAAAAGACAAAGAAGACGCCATAACTATTGAGGGTCAGGCCATAGAAGATGCTCCATGAGGTTAATTTTGAGGTCATAAAGAGCCTCGATGAGTTCTTTTACAGTGAAAAGTTCATCAGTTTGGCTGTTGGACCCGTTGGATCAACGAAAACGACCGCAGGTATTATGAAAATCGTGCATCATGCGGCGCAAATGGCTCCATGTAAGGACGGAATAAAGCGTTCGAGGTGCATTTGGGTACGAAACACGCGAGAACAGCTGCGGGATACGTCAATTCCTGACTTTTTGAAGTGGATTCCTGATGGAATTATGGGTTCTTTTCTCAAAACTGAGTACAAATTTGTCATAAAAGTAGGCGAAGTTGAGTGCGAAGTGCTGTTTCGGGGGCTAGATGACGCCAATGATGTGCGTAGATTGCTCTCATTACAGGCTAGTTTCATCATTTTTGACGAATTTAGGGAGATCCACCCCGATATTTATAACGCTGCGCAAGGTCGTGTAGGCCGGTATCCAGACAAAATGATGAACGG